GGATAAATAGGATCAACAGTATATGGTGGATACCCACCCACTGGATTTATAACTACCTTCCCTGTTGGTGAATCACATGTACCGGTTACGGTAAAAAAATACCCAATAACTGGTAAATCGATACAGTTAGAAGTACAGGTACTTCCTGTATTTATTACAATGTTTACAACACTTCCGGAATAGGATTGATTAAGACATACGGTCTCACCAGAAGACACACCAACTCTAGCAACTCCACAACAATCTATATAAGAGTAAACACCATTAGTATATCCAGTAATACAAGCCATAATTTTTTAATTTTTTTTTATCTAAGAACATTCAACGACAACGTCTAAAGAAATATCTAAGTTTAATGTGTTATTCATAAAATCATTATAACAAGTGGTGTTGTAAATAGTTAGAACCCCACCCGCAAATGAGTAGTCTAAACCTTGTTGATATAAGGTCGATAGTGATGCATCAATAGCGTTTATTATTATACTATAAGTTATAGGTAATCCATTTAACTGACTTAAAGCATTAGTACCATTACCCACAAAGAATTGTTGATTTATTAATGATTGTTCAACACCTGTGATATTATTTATCATAGATAACTCAACATACCAAGTCGATACTACCGTATTAGTATTACAATTTGCAGGGTTAAATCCTTGACTGACTATTGTACTATTAATTTCAGAACCTAAAATAGTGATAGGGTCGAATAAAGGTAATGTAGTTGTTATTGATTGGTCATTACAATCTAATGCTCCCGCCGAACCTTCAAATAAAGACGTAATTTCAGGATTAGGGCCAACCTCAGTACACCCTCTTTGTCTTTTCCATGCTACTTTTTGTCTATGGAATATAGAATTATCCATTTTTTGACCTGTATTCCATATTGTTGTTGCAGGTACAAATTGTTCTGTTAATCTAACCCAATAATCACCAAGACCTAACGTGTAGTCTATCATTTTTTGATATGTAAAATCATTGAACGGTAATGTAGTATTTTGTTTAGTTTCTAAATACTTCCAAAAAATGTATTGTAGGGTTGGATACCCTCCAGTTTTCCCATCAAAAATATATTGTCTATTTCTTACATTAATTAAGTTATTATAGAATGTTTGAGCAAACTCTAAGAACGTTTTTTGATTAGGTTTAGGGTTAATGTAAGTCCAATCAACATTACCAGGTGATGGGTATGGTGAAGTTAACCCTGTATTTGGTATAGGGTAACCATATTTAGAGGACATTTCCCATATATCGTAGGTTATACCTTGACCCATGTTAAGATATAACTCCATATTTTTAACGTTAATAGCTAAACTATCATTCTCTATTAAATAATTTGTTTCGGATAAATTTTGAGTACTTTTTCTTTTACCTATATCCTCAACTTTCCAAGATTTTACATTATCTATGGTCCTTGTTAAGCCATACCCTAAATCTAAAAAAGGAAACTTTATATACCTATCCAAATACTCTTGACCATATGTAAATGGTAATAGTTGTGAACTAAATACCGGTACTTGGGAATTAAGTTCCGATGTTGAGAACTTTATAACCTCCGGAGATCGGTGTTCAGGGGTAGCCTCAAACCATCCAGCACCTTTTTGGAAAAAATAATCGTCAGTAAATACAGGACTTTCGGGATAACCATCTAATAGTGAAATAGCATAATCCGCAAGTGTGGTTCCAACCGATATCAACTTAGAATTAGCAGTAAATCCAGTGTAACTTACACCTTGTATTGAAAATATGTTTGCACTATCATAAGATGTTATCTTATCAATTTTTGTACCTCCAGATATTTGAGCAAACAGATTAGTAAAATCGTTTACTGATATTTTTTGGTCTGCAATATAGATATACTCGTTGAATTCTATTAGTTGCTCAGGAGCTCCGACCAATCTTAATATATATTCAATAGATTGTCTCGTCCCTTTTGACTTATAAAGGATAGCTGAATTTAAAATTAAATTTCTAAAATACTGATAATTAATCTCCGCAGGTGTTTGTTCTTTTGATTGACCCGGATATATTACATCATTAGTTGTAGTATATATAGTGTTTAATAATGTATCATTAGTGATTGGTGATATTGCGGTTTTCCAACCTAAAGTTTCCGCTAAATTTGATACCAATTCTGATGGTATATCATTACCTACAATATAATTAACCGAATTCATGTTCGCTAATGAGTCTATATATTTTTTAGTCTCATCAAAACTTCTTCCATAAATCTGTAAAACTTTTTCAATTTTTTGGTCAGGAGTATCAAACTCTTTTAAACTACCTGAGGTTAAAAATCTACTTAATAAATTTGTTTTATATTCGTCAAGTTTTTCAGCTATTGTTTGTATATTCGTTAAATAATTATCAAAATTAGGTGTTGTAATATCTAAATTCCAAAAACCATCGGTTTGCCAAGTCAATAACTTGGTTATCATAATATAATTACCGTCACTATCATAGTCAGGGTATTGGAACTTAGACGTATATTTAGGGTAAACTTTTCTATTTAAAATATAATCCTCCACCTCATCAAATGAATCTTGGAATACCTGTTCAGTTACTAAATTATTAGGTTTTAATAAAATAGACTGCACCGTATTTGATGATGTAAATGGTTTTCCTTCAACAATAATATTAATAGTACCGGCAGTTAAAGTAGTTGTTGGTGTAAAGTCAGTAATTTTATATTCAGTCGTTAAGTTATCGGTATATAACGAATAACTTCTAAAATTAGCGGTTAAATTTCGATATTTATTAACTTTATATGGTCTTACCTGAATGTTTAATGTTGCGTTAGTAGTATAATCAATATCAAAAGGATTCTTAAAAAATTGTACATCAACATCAAAAGATGTTTCGTTTCCGATTGAGTCGTAAACAATATTAAACGCAGTATATCCCGTATTTAAACTATAATTCTGTTGGTCTATTTGAATTGCCGCTGGAAAATTATTTATTACTTTAGTTATGGATGCCGATAATCTTTTTTGTAATGAACCATAAAGAGAAAAACTTGTTATTTGAGCTAAATCAAAATTAGGGTAAACTTTAAAGTTTTTTTCTATAATTTTTTTAGCCTCAGCAACGTCAGTGATGTTTAGAGTATCTAACGTATATGGGTCAGAAAAGACACCAGTGTCAAACGTTCTATCTATTTTTTCGTAAATTGCGGTTGTAAATTGGAAATTACCTTGTGTCAGTCCTCCCCCATTAACAATTTGGAATCCTACCAAATCATCGGAAAACGTACCTGAACCTACAGGTGCCGGTGATGGACATATGTATTTAGTAACCGCCATTAACTAATTATGTTTGTAAAGTTTTTACTGAAGTCTATATTTGTACCTCTATCCTGTCTAACCTCGTATAATAATTCATTAAAGTTATCTCTAACCTCAAATAAGTTATATTGTTTATAAATGTTTCCTGCAGTATCATATAACGTATAAACACCATCATCAATACTCTTAGTTTGGTTACCATAAAGAGCAATTGCTAATGTATCAATGTCATAATTAGATATTTGAATATCTAAAGTAACGGGATTAAAAAATGTATTAGTTATTATAATATTTTGATTTGGTTGTCCAATAAATGGTGTTGCGTTTGGTTTATTCGTAGGTGAAGATGATGGTGATAAAGTACAAAATACTAAATTACTTGACCCTTCAGTATACCTATAACGAATAGTTTTTTGTGATGTGTTCGTTTGGTTAGTAACCACAGGTTCGCAGAAAAATGCTGAAGTAACTATTCTAAAAAAATTAGGGATTTTTGTCCCATCAGAATTTAAATACTCAACTCTAAACCCAACAAGTCCTTGGTTAACAAATTTATTCCTATATTGTTGTGGGACATTATTAACATCTATCACTATCCCTTTAACATTTGGTAATGCCGATAAGACACCACAATCAGTAATCTTAGTCCTAATTTCAGCAGGTCTAACATATAATGTATATATACCAACAGAATTAAACTCAGTTGCCGGCAATTTAAGGTTATATAACCCACCTAATATTTCAACATTTTTTTTACCACCAGTAGAATCATTATGATAATATGGTGTAAGTAATGTTGCTGCGTTTAATTTTTTTAGTGTAAAATTAGTGGTTACGTCTCTCGAAGGAGTATAATGTAATATAATCTCAACATCCTGTGGCGAAACGTCCGCCGGTCTTACTGTTCCGTATGCTCCTAAAGCCATTTGTTTTTTATTTATAAATAGTTTATGACACTTTTTTAAGCAGTGTTAATTTTATAATATCCATAACCGTATTTAGTAAGGTCACCTATATTATCCACTTCATTAAGTCTTTGTAAAGGCTCAAAAGCTGAATATTGACCTCTTTCAACAACAACATCCGATTGTACTTCAGGATCCATCACAAAATCTAACAAATATTCATTTTTAGTTAATGCTGAAACCACAATATCATTTTCTGTAACTCCTGAAGACCCAACAACATAATACGTTCTACCATTATTAGTGTCAAAGTACTCAATATTATTAATTGTGTATGCGGTATATTCGTTTGTTATTTGACTAACATAACCTATAGATCCGTTTGATAGTGACATAATATAACCAACTGTGAATGGTTGTGGTCCCCATCTTCTCAATAACTCCAATTGTGAATTGGTGTACCCTGACACAGGGAAAGGGATATTGGTGTATGTACTTGAAATTTGAGATTGTATATTATTTTCTGAATCTCCTGTAAATATAAAGTCTAAACTTAGTTGTGTTCCTGACCAACTACCTCCTTGAGGTGTAAAAGTTATTCCACCTAATGGGTTAGTTATGGTAATACCAGTAAATGGTACTGAAACGGGTTTTTGTACCGTTGTTACCCCCCAAATATTTGTTTGAGATAATGTTATTGTATAATTTTGTGGATTAGATGTGTAGACATGACTTTGTATAGTGTTACCTAAAGTTAAACTAGGTCCCGTTGACCCATCACCCCAATCAATTACGTATTCTGATTGTTGTAGATAATTTTGGAAATTATAACTAGCAGTGTTGTAGACATAAACTTTATATTGATTAATAGGGTCTCCAGATATTACAAAGTTAGTTACAACGTCTATTTGGTCAATATACCCATCAAACGTAGAATAATAACCAATGTCATTAATGTTTTGTGTAAACATGATAGGTATCGTTAATCCTGTTAATAACGAACTTCCATTTGTTCCACCACTAAGAACGTAACTTAACCCTGAATACACATCAAACGTATTTGTTTGATATGTTTCTAAAAACAAGTCGTCATTTAAAACTTCTGGTGAAATTACTATATTTATTTTTTCAGGTGTCATTTAAGGGTTAACATATTCATACCATTTTATCGGGGAATTAATTGTTCCCACTCTTGTAAGATTACCAACTTGAGATTCATAAAAAACTTCATATTCAAACGTCTGATAATTTAACTTATACTTGTAATAAAACGTTTTTTGTTTATCCACGTTAAATCTTGATGCTCCTGTAAAATTAGACTGAGGGACATTCATTAATCTAATAAATTGTCCTTTTTTACCATTAAAAAATTTAGCACTAACGTAGAACTCATCAATATTAAGATAACTCTTATCTTTTAAGAAGTAGATAAAAAACCCTTCTTTATCTGCACCAGTATAATCCAATTTAAATTTAGGTCTTTTAACCATTACGTTTACAGGAAAGTTAACACTACCAATTGTTCCAGGTTCTTTTAACCCTTGTTGTGTTGGTAATATGATAGTTAAAAGAATTTTTTGTTTTTCAGATTCATTAGTATCGTAAAAATCTAATTTAAAAAAACTACCCTTAAATGAATTAGCAAAATAATAGATTTCCGAATCAGTAAAAGATGCGTTCTCATAATCAATCGCCCAATTACTTAATGTTGCCCCACTTATAGTTGACAAATAATCAAAGAAATTAAATTCATAATTAATTTCGGTAACCTTAGTTGTGGTTGACGTAACAACATTAGAAAATGTTGGTGGTCCAGAAATGCTTGCAATTGTTATTTGGGTTATACCCGTAACTGTAGTGTTCCACTCGGCGTGTGTAAATTTTGTACTTTCAAAATCTTGAGCAGGATTAATTATTTGTTCTAAAACTTCACTCTCATATAACTCAATACTCTGAGTTCTACCCTCAAAATCAAAATCAATTTCTAATGGTATATTAAGAAACCCATCTTCTGTTTTTACTACTCCTAAAAATTTATCATTCACAATTATCGTCGATTGGGTCGTTTATTATTGTTGTTTCAATATTACTTACATTACGTTTCATGGGATATTGTATAAACACAATCTCCTTAAAAGGATAATGAGCATCATTAATAAATGGTATATTGAGTCCTAAATTATTACTATCTATATAACCATAACTATATATGTCTCTCCAAATAAATGTCTTAGTGTTATTAGAAAAATAAGAATAGAATGGTGCTTGGTCTATTTCACTTAACCTAGCCGATTCAACATAATCACTATACACCCTAATTGGAATTGGGTAGTGTGGTTTATATGCGTAACCCGAAGGTAAATTAGTATTACCTGAAGTTTGGACATCTAAAAATAATAAGGGATTAATTGAGTATTTATGAAACAACGGTGATAAAACATATTCTTTTTGTTCAATATCATTATATTCACAAAAATCACCTTTAATTAAATCACCAATTTTTAATTCTTTATTATAGTAAAAATTAAGATTTTGGTTAGTATAAACCCCATACGGAATATTATCTTTATTAAATGTCGATTGTTTATTCCACCAATTATCCATTGTGTTTTTTAAGAAGTTAAACTCCCATCCAATCTCCAAGGCACTTGTTTGATTAATACTTGGTTTATTAAACCACCCCATATAACCTTTATTAACTATACTAAAAAATAATTCGCTAACCGGTTTACCGTTATTATCTATCAAATTTTGAATGTCAATATCTTTGTTTACGGAAAACCCATAGGACTGTGTCCCCGTCTTAACGGAAACTCTTTGCACTTGATTAGGGGTTATTGCGGAAAACTCCAATTTTCTTTTTACAGGAAACGGGTTATTTTCAAAACCTAATTTAGTAACAAAAGTCTCATCATTACTTGTTATTATTTTATGTAATCTAACATAATATCTTGATTTTGTTTCACCACTATTAGTGATGTTAGTTATCCTTTTGAAATTACCATACCTCCCATTATAAACATCATTACTACTAAAAGATAAATTAAAAATAGTGAATACTTTTTCTTCAGACTTATAATCCCCATCACCTAAACTAAACACCTGAAAAAGGTATTTGTTATTAATACTTGTGGTTAATTCAACCCATTGACCAACCTGTAGATTATGGTTAGTTGGGCAATAAAAATATACAACCGATTTACCATTTGTGGTTCCAGTACCCATGACAAATGGTATACCACTAGCAACATTAAATGCTTGATTAGTTACATTAAATTTTTCACTATTATAGGACATGGTTTGAGCAGTTGTACTACTATAAGCATAAGACGCATAAAAAGACCAATTATATGTCGAAGCACTTTTTGGTTTAAAATCTACGTGTCCACTTATACCACTATTCCTAATTAAACTAAATTCATCATATTGAGGGAATCCAGACCAAACATTAGTGTTTATTGATATTTCAGGATTTAAATAGTATAAACTATTTTTAAATGGGGTGTAATTAGTTTTACCTGATATTGCATTGTTAAATAAATTAACAATTTTACCGTTTAATCTAAATATATTAGATACCTGTCTTTCACTATCAAAAATGTTATTTAAACTAACAATAGACGACCTATCACCTTGAACTAAACTTCTTTGTTGACCAAACAAGGGTAATTGAATTTGTTCATCCACAGTTGTAGATGCTGCGTATCTTTTAGACCCTAAAACTATTCTTATATCATCTTGTTTTCTCATAATTAAGAAATAATATATTTGGTTATATATCTATTAAGTGCGGATTTACCTTTACCTAAACCAAAGTAAAAATGGTAAGGGGCTCCAACAACAAATCTATCACTTGTTTGATTATTTGATGGGTTAAATGTGGGTACACCCGTATTAGTATAATTATATATATAACCCATTTGTGGACCATTTGTCGCTTGGAAATAGTCAGTATTTGAGAATGACATTTGTTGGTAAGGTGCCGAGTAATATTTATTATTCGAATCGTAAGTTGTCCACCAATCATTATCTTGACTACCCAATATTGTTTGTGGTATATTATTGCCATCCTTTTTCCATTTATACATCGGAACTATTTGTGTTTTTGGATACCCAACTGTCTGTGTTGTTGTACCAAATGTTACAGTTCCAGGTGTTAACAATATTCTATTTTCAGTTATTGCTGAGAATAACGCACCTATTAATGGTCCATCATTAGTATTTGGTGCTAAATATATATCATTATCATCGTAAAACTCATCGGTAAATGGTAATACCCCATACTCAGAATTTATACTAAACATCTGCGCAACATCCCCGTCTATTCTATCTTGAGTACGACTGAACAACGTATTAATCGACGCATCTCCACTACCAGCAAGTTGTTGTCCAAAAGAAGTGGACAATAACCTAGATAACATAAAGAATAATAATATATCACTAGTCTCATTATAACTTGTACTTTTTATAGTGTCTACTAAATATCCTTCCAATTGTGGGTTAAGACATATTTCTTTTGCAAATTGGTCTCTTGGTCCTAAGTCCATGAGTGTAGTTGGGAAAAATAAATTCCTGTCATTCATACCTCCGTAATCAGTATCAATCCATTGATTATTTAATGGGTTTCTCTTTCTTGGTTGTTGTCCAACAAATCCTCCGGTAACAGCATTATAAGGTGTTGATCGGTAGAAAAATGAAAATCTACTCTTATCATAATATATTGGTCCTTGATTTGTGGTGATTGGAACTAAGAGCCCATCATTGGCTCCACAGAATTTATATTTTTTAACGTTACCAACATTATCATAAACAGTTTTTTTTCTAAATGAAAATGCATATAATGTACCATTAACCCAATTATTTTGGAAAACGTGACTTATAATCCCTCTACAAGCACCGAATGAAAATCTAAACCTAGCCTTCCATTCAACAAAGTATTTGATATCGTCAGGAATTGTCGTTATTAATTCATCTTGTACGAAATAATAACATCCACCTTTAACTCTTTGTTTTTGTGGATTTCCAGGGAAATTCTCAGGACATGGGTCATCAACCCCAAAGGTTTCCCCACTACCCGAATAACATGACAATAAAGTCATATTTTCACAAGCTAAAGTTCCAAGTACTGCGTCACTAACCCCAGTACCATTATCTTGTAAATCTTGTAAGTTATTTGTCGTATCGGTGGCTTGTACTGAGACTACAGGTAAATCAACAATCTCACCGGTTTCAGTTAACTTATAGATTAAAAAATTATCATTCAAATGTAAACTGTAGGAAGTGTTACCCGACACCTCAGTAAAATCGGATGTCGGTAATCTGTCCGATCTTAATAAAAGTCTTGTTGCCGAATTCATTATAATATTTGGTAGGTTATCTAAGTGGTATGCTGGTGAGAACACTCTACTTAATCTATTCGATGCCTGTGTAGACATGTAAGTCCCTTGAGCTTCAGCACCTGCAAAAAATGTACCACCTTCAATATTACCCTGAGGAGATGTTGCACAAGGTGGTTGTGTACCACCACCACCAACACCTTGCCAAGTTCCCTGACAAACCGCTAAATCTATAACCACTCCTGAACTATCTAACTGAACAGCAATCTCAACTAACCAAGTGTTTACCCCCGTTTGTGGATTTACTGCTTGGTATTGTAAAATTCTCCATGTGTAAGTATTAGTTAAAACATTAGTCGTACCAACAACAGGAATAGTACAGGCGGCATTAGTATAAAAAACTTGACCTGTTTGAATACTTGCCGCGTTCGTATAGAAGGTTGGTCCTCCTGTTGCTAAGTTCTCACAAGCACCAATATTACCATTCGCACATGGAATACCCGCAGGTACGTTTTGACAACTACCCACACTATAGTTAGCTATAACCGAGGACCCTTCAGCATTATCTCTAAATGCCCAAGCCGTGTTACTTGCTAACCAACTATATGTTGTTGTTCCAGGATTGGCAGCATTAACAATTGACGACCCATATTGGAATCCTATAGTACTTTTACCAAGTTCAGGACCATTACACGCTATCGGACTATAAACACCGGCAGGTGTAGTGTAAGTTTGAATTGTAGTTATGTCTGTAGAAAATGCCTTATATCCTTGTCTTGATTTATCAGTAGAATTATAGTACTTAGCAATGTTATTAGTAAATGCTGTAAATGATTGAGTTGGTACTGTAAATGAAAATGTTGGGTAATATGGTGCATTTCCTGAGTTAGTCACACTATGTGATTGTGGGGTTACATAACCACTTCTCCATGATAAGTTATTAGCAACACTATTTGCTGTCGCCTGTATCGGGATGTTTAAGTAATATGTTCCTTGTACGAATGGCCCTTGGTTAAAGTTGAACCCAAATAGTCGTGATAAATCATATTTTATTGTTTGTTTTTCCGTGTAAGGGTCAACACCTCTACTTAAGAAAATAATTTCTTGATTTAGGTAGTTATTGTAAAAACTAAACGGTTTTTTATACCAAGCAGTTTGACCTGGAGGTATCGGTATTGGTTCATAATATCTAACCCTTTGTGATTTATTATATAAATATTTATTTAATAAACCGTTAGGATTATTAAAATTAGTCATTCCTGAAAACTGATACGCCGTCCCACCAGTAATAACTTGGAAGTATTCGTTACCTGCAGGGAAATCGTACGTTTTTGTTCCTCCCGTAATTTTTAATTTTAAAACCGCGGTGGAAATTGTACCACCTGTATTAATATAACTAACTGTTTTATTTATTAACGTCGTTTGATTGGGAAAAGTATTACCTGTTATTTTTTTATTGTTAAATTGATTAAGGGTTCCTCCCGTTAAGTTAGGGTCGTTAATTTTAGTAATATCATGGAATGATATAAGGTCACCTGCGTTTAATAATGACAACGTTCCAGCATCACATACAATCATTAATATAGAATCAGTAAAACTAGCAGATGGTTGTGGAATGTTTGAGTTAGGTGGTGTATTGTTTACCGTAGTGGTAATAATATTTTCACCGTCAAAATACCTTTGTCTAAAGTTAGCCATATTCAATGACTGCGATAATGTAACATCATCACCTAAATATTTAAAACCCCCACCTTGAGCAGGAACCTCGACTATAGGTAATTTATTCATCTTAGGGTCCAAATCAATAAATCCAGCGGCTGCCGCTCCTGAAACGTACTGATATCCCGCTAATCCTTGTCTAAGTCCATTATTTTCACCCTGATTAGTACTACCACTAAAAGCAAGAACATTAGCATAAGAAATTACGGAGTTAGAGTTTATTAATTGTCCAAAGTTACCATTTGAAATTAACAGATTATCAAACGGATTGAATGGTATATTATTAGTCATATTTGTATCCTCGCAGTTACACGATTCACAGTCAGGGTAAGATATCATTGGTAGTGATATCCTTTTAAAAGGATTATTTTCAACTAAAGGCGCTAGCGTTTCTGTTTGACAATTAACGTCACCAAAAAGAGCAACTATCTGACAAATAGTATAAATGACTCCATTGATAAACCCAATAATTTTATTAATGAATCTTATGACTCTTGGGTATAAAAACGCCAATACATGTAACACTATAATAACAATTATAAAAACAGGTGATAAAACAGTAATAAGTAGATTAAATAGGAAAAATAAAAAATCAAAATTCCTAACACCATCATTCACCGGAAACCTATTAGTTGTTGTAGAACATTCCCTATTTGTAATTTCTTTAATGCCTAAATGTCTAGCTCTATTATATCCCCACTTCCATCTATCTATGTGTGCAGCAACTGTATAAACTCTGTTAAAATTAAATTCAAAAAACCTATCTTCACAATTAATCGCCTCTTGGACCATCTGATAACCTAACTGTGTAAACCCAGTAAAGTTGGCGTTTTGGGTGTATTCACCATAATCTTTCCAATCTAAACTAAATGCGTATGATTTTTGTTGTAAATCAGGACTATAAGGTCCATTTATACTATTAGCATTCCATCCATATTCCTTAATATTAGGCACTAAGTAATCGGCACGCATTATACTGTTTTCGTTACCATCCTCATTTTGATATTGTATTCTAAATCTATACTTACCTTTCGTTGGTATCCCCACTGTTGGGTCATTTGAAATAATTTCTTCACCAAATTCATTAGTAGTGATGTAATCTAAATTCATCGGCACTTCAACTAACCAAGTACCATCATCATCTATAATCTTACCTCCTTGTTCAAACTTATGTTCCTCTATTATTGGGAAACCTTCACTATCATTATAAACGGTTTGTCTTAAGGCTAAAACAGTACCGGCAGCCGAAACCAAATCACATAGATTACCAGAATCAAATTTAGGTTTACAATTAACACTTAACGGGTCATCTTCACTTGTTGAGAACATAGACCCCATAAAAATTGCTTGTGGTTGTATTTCAACTCCGATATCTCTAAGGTCGAAATCAACTCTAGTAATACCAACATTACAAATGTCGGTTTCACCCCAAAAAGATGCCACTTCAACATCTTTAGCTTGATTAATAATTTGTGGTAATGAATCTAAATTTTCAGATGACTTAAAATTAGAACCAGCAAATTGTGACTCAACACCTAATCCTTGTCTAACTAAATCTGATGGTCTTTGGGAAAAACACCCAATATTAGATAGGTCCATATCCATAACCACACTTTGAATACCTAAAGGAACTCCAACTATCATGAAGTCACCACTATCGTTAGTTCTTACTGTATACTTATAATATTTTTCATATACCTCAAGTACTTCCATTCTGGTTAATAAATCATTAACGTCAGGAAATGTACCTGTTGGTGTATGCCCTTGGTTTTCTTGAACATAAGGTAATAGATTATATCTATAACCGTCTTCATTTTTATCTGTTAACGTTTTATACGGGTATAATGTTGATATTACGGGGTCTAAGGAATCTTGAGTAGTTAATGGTACGAATACGGATATAGGTACGTTTGGTACACCAAATCCACCATTTGCAATAACTCTTCCGGTAACTACTCCGTAGTCCGCACAGAAACGAGTATAAACATCCTCTTGTTTAAGTTTTAAAGATAATATTTCTATTAGGTCAAAATCTTGCTCGACATTGATTCTAATATTTTTATCTATCCCTGGTGTTGTTCTTATTCTATAACTTTTGGTCATTACTCTCTTTGTTGATAAATAGTTAAGTTGGTACTTTTAAAAGATAATACCAACGGGACCAAAATAAATAATCTTATGAAAAGTCTACTGAAGTTAAGTTTTTAACTCTAACTTTAATATCTTTAGCGGGGTATCTTATTTGATATATTTGGTCTGGTTCGGCAAATATAGTATCATCAATAAGCTCAATTTGTTTTGTTGTTGTATCCACATATCTTTGTGAAGTTTCGGAAGAAGAATAAACGCCACCGACTTTATTATAAACTCTAATCTCAGAAAGAGTATTAACCCCATTAATATTTTGTATAAGTTGTCTAATTTCAGAAACGTTAACATTTTCACCTAATTCTCTTGTTGATGGTAACATGTAGTTAGTAACATTATTAATCACTTCAGTTATAACTTGGCTTTGGGAACCTGTGGAATTTAACACGATAAAGAATTCAAACTCAAGGTCGATTACTTTCGCAACTTCAATAGATATATAATCATTCATCATTCTATATTTAGAAAGATATGTCGCCAAATTAGTTTTTAAATTATTTGACACTGTTTGAGTTAAAGCCCCTTCAGTATCAAATGATAAAATTTTAACTAATATTTTATTATTGAATTCCGTTATGGAAACTTTAGCAGGTGCACCAAATCTACCCGGCATATTATCTATTAAAGATTTATAATCATTAATTGTTACTGCTCTTTTTTGTGCCGCAAAATTAAATGTAACCATATTTCTAACCTCCTCAACAGATGGTTGGTTAGCACCTCCTATCGCCGCAGTTACATTATTCACTCTAATTGATTGTGTAACATTACTATTTTTAATATCGGACGGTCCATTAACCGCAAAATCAATAAGACCAACTTGATTAATCGCACCAACACCAATATTACTTCCTAATCCACCACCTGTTCTATATTGAACAAATAGGGTAGTGTTTGCCTTAACCGTTAACCCAAGTCCAATATTGTTTTGATAATTTTGTAATTTTAAAGGTACTCCAACTGTTGTGAATTGTTTTAATTGTTCTTCAGGTGTCACAGTACCAGCACCAAATTGTATTTTTAAAAACCCTTCAGGGGTATATTCAGTTATAAATCTATTCTCAGTTTTTAAATACCTACCAACTTTAACTCCAGCCTTATCAACAGGTTTGGTTGGGTCTTCAATAAATACGGTGTCCTCAACTAAAGCATCCACTTCATACCATCTATCAGTTGAAGTTTCAAATTCCGTAAATGAAGGGGTTGCTTGGTAATTAGTCCCATCTTTTTGAATAATGGACGTAACACCTAATACATTTTTTTCAGGTAAGAAGAAATTAAAGAACGGTGATACGTCGGAAGATGTTACAACCTTTTTAAATACTTGAGTACTACCATTAACCACAATTTCTCTTTTAGTTATAATATAACTTGTAGGTGCAGAATTATTTTCACTAAATTGTGGTATTTTAGTTCTATTAATAAACCCCTCTCTATTGAATTGAGATGAAAAATCAATATCATAGACAGTTTCAAATGTTGTACCCCCACCATTGAATTGCGCTCCTGATCTTAGAATACCCAAATAACGAGTATCTTCGGCATCACCATACGCATCAACTGTAATTGATATGTCAATAACCGCGACCGATGGTCTATATCCTGGTATCTTTAATCCGTAAGTTCTTGCAATATTAAAAATAGATGACCTTTGCTGAGCATATTGTAAAACCGTTTCTTGTATACTCCTATCTATATTATAATTTAAATTATCACCAATAGCCGCGTTTAAATCCATTAATACTGAAAAAACAGAAGCATCGTTAAAATTTTGAATTAAATCAGGATAATATTGTTGAGTGTAATCTATAAGGTCCTGTCTTAGACCTTCAAAATCTCTTTCAGTGTAAGATATTTTTCTATTTGCCATTGTTATAAATTAATTATTACAAATTGTCTACTTCCAAAAGCATTACTTTCGTCAATATATTCAATTTTTATTTTTGCCGTATATTCCTCAGTATTAGCACCGGGGACAGCATAAGTTGGTATGTCTTGTTCCGGTACTATCGGATCACCTAAAGACTTATCACTATTAACATATGGTTCTATCGTAATACTTTGTACTGTTAAATTTGGTATAAACGTATTTATAGCCTCTTCTATCTCACCTCTTAGGACCCCAAAAGTTTCACCATCCAAAGGTTCAAATATAAATTCATACAATCTAGTACCAAAATCAGGTAAATAATACCTACTACCTTTTCTAGTTAATAATAAATGTATTAGATTTGAACGAATTTCTTCATCCGTTTTTTCAGACAAAGAAAGATATTGTCCTTTAATACTTTGTCTAAAAGGAAAATTTATTCCGTATGTTATACCATTCGCCATATTACATAAATATAAACTTGCGATTTTTTCAATAAATAGTTATAAAATAAAAAATCCCGACATGGTGTCGGGATTAGTGTCGCGATTAAGATGAACATCCAAAACAATCAAAGTCACTGTTGTCAGGTTTTGGTGGTAAATTCATTGTCGAATAATCGACTTGTGGTACCTCAACCTTTTTAGGTTTTTCTTTTTTACTCATGTCAAGTGCCAAGTGTTTCGCCCCTGTGGAGATAGCTTTGGTTCTTACATAATAACAAAGAGTTTTTAATCCTTTCTCCCAAGAGTGAAAGTGTGATGATGTAATTTTAGACAATGTTGGGTTTGCCATATAGATATTCATTGATTGAGATTGGTCAATAAATGGTGCTCTGTCAGCGGCCATATCGATTAACTCTCTTTGTGAAATCTCCCAAATGGTTTTATACTTTGGGATTAAGTGTTCAATTCTTTTAACTTTCTTATTGTAGTTTTTATCTTCAGTATCCAAATAGTTATTGAAATTGATATTTTGAATAGAACCTTCATTCATAATAATTTCATTTTTTAAGTCTTCTGACCAAATACCAATTTTTTCAAAGTCATTAATTAGGTATTTGTTTACTATCATGATTTCGCCTCCAACAACACGTCTGTTAAACAATGCTGAATGTGCCGGTTCCGTCATTTCAAATGAACCTGTAATCTTAGCTGAAGACGCAACAGGCATTTGAGCGGTGAACAATGAATTACATACACCATAGTCGGTTACACTTTTCTTCAACTTATCCCAATCCCACATACCTGAAAGTTGTGTACTATCTAATCCCCACATATCAAATTGGAAAACTCCATTATCCATTGGTGAACCTTTGAAGTATGAGTATTTTTCATACTTACCGTTCATACACAATTGATTACTTTCATAAATCGCCGCGTAGTAGATAGTTTCAAAAATATCTTTATTTAATTTTTTAGCATCTTCCGATGTGAAGATATAATCCATTAAATAAAATACATCAGCCAACCCTTGTGTTCCAATAGCAATTGCTCTTTGTTCCATACCACCCTTCAAACCTTTTTGTGTC